AGGGGCTAACATCATTGACATCAGCGATGTAGTACTCAGACGCACCGGTGATGATACCCCTATGAGTTTAATTGACAGAGGGACTTATCAGAGTCTACGAACTAAGACCACTGAAGGTAGACCATCGCAAGTTTATTTTGAGAAAGCAATCCCTTCAGTTATACACATCTACCCTGCTGCTGAGAATGCGACTGACACAGTCAGGTTCTATGCCCGTGAGCGCATCGAGGATGTAGGCGGGTATGATAATGAGTTAGACATACCGATTAATGCAGTACCTGTTGTAATTTCAGGACTTGCTTACGCGTTAGCTATTAAGGTAGCACCAGAGCGAGCATCTGATTTGAAGTTCATTTATGACGAAGAGTTACTACGATTCAAACAAGAAGATGCTAGTAACGCGAGTCTTTATATTTTACCCGGTGGGAGGAAGAAGTAATGGGGAGCTTCTTACAGAACGGGGCGTTTGATGCTGTGTTGAACGGCATGTTTAAGATGAAAAACCCAGTCACGACCAACATCTATATGCGTGATCCGGCTAGCGGGGAGCAGGTGCATTACCGTAATGATAACGCTCCTTTTGTAACGGAAGGTAATCGTCACTTTCAAAGGGTCGGTGGTACGCCTGATCAACCTGGGTTTAGTATGTCACAAGATACATTTAAGAAACTTGGTACTCCTAACTTTAATGCTATGCGGCAGGTCGTCCAAAACAACCCAGACTGGCAGTTCGGGCAGCGTTGGGCGCAGCCTCAGCAAGGTATCGGCGGGTTACCGCAGTCGTTACGCTACCAGCCGACTTATAATCAAGAAACTAAAATGATAGATGGTAGGTCACATAAGTGGGACGGCACTAAGTGGGTCGCCGCCAAAGGTTACTAAATGGCGTTTGCATCTGGTAAACATTCCCGTGCGATGTGTGACCAGTGCGGTGACGAAGTTGCCTATACTGATTTAAAGAAGCAGTGGGATGGTTTGCTAACTTGCGGGGAGTGTTTCGATACGCAACACCCTCAGGATAGACCTAGTACTCACGCCCCTGATGCAGAGGCATTAAATGAACCTAGACCGGATAACAACGATCAAAATACAGCGATATATACTCAAGTAGATAACCAGTGGGAAACCGATAATCCGTTATGAATTATTCAACATTAGTACAGGCGATAAAAGATTACACAGAGAATGAGGAAGCGACATTCGTCTCTCAAATCGGCACTTTTATTGAGTTTGCGGAACTACGAATCCTTAGAGAAGCGGATCTTAATGTCGCTCGCAAGTATGCAACTTCTACATTAACTGCTGGGGACACTTATCTTAGCCTCCCAACCGATGTAGCTATAATCAGATCAATGCAGATCATAGTGAGCAATGTTAGAACATACTTACAACAAAAAGACACTTCATTTATAAATGAGTATATCGGGGATAGAACCACAACTGGGACTCCTCGTTATTATGCTCATCAGGATCATGACACAGCATCAGTTGTACCAGCTCCAGGTAGTGACACGACTATCGAATTGAGTTACACTTATATACCAGCAGGGTTGTCCGCATCCACAACTACAACTTGGATTGGTGATAATGCACCTCAAGCACTGTTATATGGCTGCTTGTTAGAAGCTTCGATGTTTATGAAATCAGAAGCCGCAGATGTACAGGGTTACGAAGCTCGATATGGACAGGCACTACAGGCATTGTTGGTACAGGAAGATATGCGAAACCGTACTGACGAATACCGAGATAGATCAATTAAAATAGGAGATAAGTAAGATGGCAATAACACAAGCACTATGTACATCCGCTAAGGTGGAGTTGTTACAAGGGTTGCACAATTTCACAGCGAGTACAGGTGATAGTTTTAAAGTTGCTTTGTATACATCGAGCGCAACTTTAGATGCAACTACTACCGTATATAGCACAACAAATGAAGTGAGTGGCACAGGCTATACAGCAGGGGGTGCGGAGTTGACTGAGATTACTCCTACTTCCTCTGGAACTACTGCGTTTATTGACTTCGGGGATTTAACTTGGAGCAGTGCTACATTAACAGCACGCGGAGCGTTGATTTACAATGCAACCAACGGCAATCGAGCTGTAGCAGTACTTGATTTTGGTTCTGATAAAGTCTCAACTAATGGTGACTTTACAATCCAGATGCCAGCGGCAGACGCCAGTAACGCGATTGTTAGGCTCACCTAATGACTGATGTACTCATCCCTTTAGATGGATGGGGTAGAGGCGGTTGGAATACTGGCTCTTGGGGACAAGGGTCAACTGGTTTTGAGGTATCGTCGCAAGTAGGTGACGAGGTTGTAAGTGCTGGAGCTACGGTTGCTGTAGATACAACAGTAGAAGGCTGGGGCAGAGGTGGTTGGAACACAGGTGCTTGGGGAACTGGGTCAATTGAGGTTGATATTACAAGTGCCCTCGGGACAGTTAATACAACAGGTACAGCGGTAATAACACCAACTGGGTTAACTAGTGCTGTTGAATTAGGTAGTGAAACGGTAACCGCTGAGTGTATACTTACAGTTACAGGAATCCACAGCTATACAGGGCAGGGTGACGAAGTAGTACACGCCCAAGCCGTTGTATTACCGATGGGCGCTGTTGTAGTTACAAATGATGGTGTGGTGATTGTTTCAGGTAGTAGTTATTACACAACTACAGGTCTAGCAACTGCTAGTATACTAGGTGACGAAGTAGTAACAGCTGGGGCAACTGTTGTAGAGGAAGGGTTAACAATTGGTTCGGTGGTCGATGATCCACATATCCATACAGTTAATAGAATCTACCAAGATGGTCTGGCATTAAGTCACGCTATAGGTATGGTGCAAATATGGAGCGATATCATAGACGATGTACCGAGTGAGAGTTGGGTGGTAGTAGATACCACAGATACAGATAGTTGGACAGAGGTTGCAACTAACGATACACAAACATGGCAAGAGGTAGCATAGGATGGCAAGTACATATTCAGACCTATTAGGGTACGAGAAACAAGCAACGGGTGAGAACTCAGCGACATGGGGTGATGTACTAAATACTACCCTTGAGTTGCTTGAGGATTCAATAGCGGGTTCATTAAGTAAGAGTGTTGCGGGGAGTTCTGATGTAACTCTCACAGATCTTGACGGTGCAATTGATGAACACCGCAAGATGGTGATGGAGTTCACAGGGACATTGACAGGTAACATTAATGTTATCGTGCCGGCCACTAGTAAACTCTACTTCATACACAACAATACAAGCGGTGCGTTTACATTAACAGTGAAGCCCTCCGCTGGGACAGGGATTGCAGTTACACAGGGTAGTAAAGATATATTGATAGCGGATGGCACAAATGTTGTCAGAGCTATTGATGTATCGAGCTATACACACCCTAATCATTCAGGTGATGTTACATCATCTGGTGACGGAGCAACTACGATTGTCAATGATGCAGTGACTACTGATAAGATCATAAATGATGCAGTGAGCCTCGCTAAGATGGCGGCAGGAACAACGGGTGAAGTCATTACTTATGATGGCTCTGGCAACCCAGCCACTTTAGCGGTTGGAACGAGTGGTCATTACCTCAAGACTAATGGAGCAGGTAACTTACCTACTTGGGAAGCTCTTAGTGTAAATGGCTTAGAGATTAATGTATCAGCCACATCTAACATAGGACTAGGCACAGGTGCGGTAGATAGTATTACTACTGGTGGTTATAATGTAGGTGTTGGTGATGGTGCTTTGACTGCTAACACCACAGGTGCTAGTAATACAGCAGTCGGTATGTACTCTCTGAAAGACAACACAACTGGCTACAGTAACACGTCTGTTGGCAGAGTAAATTTACAGAAGAACACCACAGGTTATGATAATACAGCAGTTGGTTTTATTGCTTTACACGAGAACACTACAGGTACTAGAAATACAGCAGTTGGTGTGGATGCCTTGTCCGCTAATACCGCAGGTAGTTATAATATAGCGGTTGGTCACTTATCTTTAGATAATAGTACTACAGCTAGTTATAACGTAGCAGTTGGTAATGACTCTTTAAGGTTTAACACCACAGGGCAGTATAATACAGCAGTAGGCTATCAATCCTTGTATAGTAATACAAATGCTTCTTTCAATACAGCTATAGGAAGGCAGTCTCTATACTCTAACACTACTGGCTCTAATAATGTAGCTTCAGGGTATCTAGCTTTAGGTTTAAACACCACAGGCGATTCAAATACAGCAGTAGGTCTTCAGGCTTTAAAGCTCAACACCACAGGTACTTTCAATACAGCTGTTGGTACTTATGCTTTAGAGTCTAACACTACTGGCACTCAAAATACTGCTTTAGGCAACCAAACATTAAAACAGAATACTACTGGTAATTATAATACTGCATTAGGGCGTAATGCTTTATACAGTAACATTAGTGGAGAGCGTAACACAGCAGTTGGGCGAGAAGCTTTATTCTCTAACACCACAGGCTCTCACAACACAGCACTAGGCTACCTCGCAGGTGACAACATCACCACAGGTTCATCTAATATTATCATTGGTGCTAGTGTAGACGCTCCATCAGCTACCGCTAGTAACCAGTTGAATATTGGTAATTGGATTATTGGTAAAGATAA